AGCAACCCTCACATAGAGGATTGATACCCACTCCGCTCTCAGCATATAAATTATTAAGGTTCATGGCGAAACACTACATAGACAACAAAAGGTTTGAGGAATTGATCTTATTATACCAAACAGACCCAAGAAAACATGAGGAAGAGCTATTTTCTATGTTTGATCTGCTAATTCAGAATATACTAATGTCATATGGATTTGCTGTGGAGCTAGAGGACGCTAAACAGGATTGCTTTGTATTAATTCTTAGGACCATAGAAAAATTTAAACCAGAGAACGGAAAAGCTTTCAATTACTTCACTACAATTATAATGAATAATCTCAGGCTAATCTACACAAAGAATAAGAAATATAGAGAGAAGCTGGATGCTTACGAAGAACTGCTAAGAAATAAAAACAGTTAGGCATACCTTCTCATAGCTAACAACGCATACCCAACTATATCTTGATAAGGGTTCTCATCAAATGCGTCTGGGTCATTAGCTATGCGAAAAAGCTTATCTAGTATTCTGGCAATAGTAAGGAGATCACCGTACTGATCTACTTGGATGCCGTTAGGAAACATTTCCTCCAAGCATCTCCCACTCCTACCAAAAGAATCCCCATAAGCCTTCTGTTTCTCTTCAACTAGCTTACCTACCGTAGATCCTATATCTGAGTAGGTTCTAATAGAAGCCTTCTTCGTATACTCTCCTTCCATTACTTCTCCAAACGTAGTCGTCTATAAATGTCAGTTACATGGTCAGTGACGGTTAATCTCTTGTCCCTGCCTCTGCCCTCTAATACTACCAAGCACGGTGTCTTTTTTACACTCCAAATCACAAAACTATGTGGAGTGTCGAAAGAATTGACCACAGACAGGGATACTTTGGGTGGTTTGTTTTTAATAGCTTCCAATACATTATCGGAAACTGTGTCCCACAAAGAAGTAAACAGGATAAACTCCCTGTTGCCTCGCGTTCTTTGATCTTTGATTAGTTTATTTAATTCGTTCTCTTTTACTAAAGTTCTCAATCTACTTGCTCTTCAACAGGAGTTTCTACGGATTCTTCTTCTGGGATTTGAACATCCTCATCATTCTTAGCTAACTCTTCAGTGATCTTTGCAGCAAGGTTAGTCTCTAAAGTAGAGAGTCCTAAGAAGAAAATAGATTTAATAAAATTCTCCTCGCTGATCTGGTCTGGTTTAGTTTGGTTCTTAAAATTTGTGAAGGCAGTAGTTTCTTCCCTACTTAACTTAAAATTAATTTTCATACGGTTTCTATTCCTATGCTCAACTGTAATGGTCCAATCATTAGGAGATAGCTGACCTATATCAAAATCCTTCTCCTCATAATTATCTAGTGTATTATCTGACATAACCTATAATAGTACAGAAGGAGACAAACATGGAAGATTTATACAATTTAGATAATATGCGTAAGAAACCTAAGCGTAAGAACAGTAAGGCCAAAGGNTCAGCATTCGAAAGGAAGGTAGCAAAGCTTCTTAATGAACACTTTGAGACCACAGACTTCCAAAGAACTCCTGGATCAGGAGCATTTGCTACTACCCATAAACTACCAGATCATCTAAAGATCCATGGAGATTTGATAACTCCTAAGAATTTCATCTATACCATCGAATGTAAGAAGGGTTACAACGATCTGGATCTTTATTCCCTACTCAATCCAAAATCTAAGATCTATGAGTTCATCAAACAGACAGAAAAAGATGCTGACCAAGCAAATAAATCTGGATTAGTGTTGATGGCTCAGGATCGTCGTGCTATNATAGTATTAATTAAGCAAGATAGCCATATATGTAATCAACTAAAGCTTAATAACAAAAGAATAATATACATATTGAAGGACTATGCCTTAACAGCATTTAAAGATCTTTTAAGTGTAGATAGGTCTTTATTCTTTAATTAAGTGACTAAACATTAACTCTTGAACTTCTAATAGCTTGTTCATTATTTCTGTTGGAGTATATTCTATACTGTCATTAGTAGGTTTAGGGGGTCTATACTCTGTAGTACTTTGAGCTTCCTTACCTTTACCCCCACTACCAGTCTTATAAGATAGAACTCCCTGCCCACTTGGAATACTAAATTGTTGTGTATCAAATTTTATTTTGTCTAAAGCTAAAGGATTATCTGATCCCATAAACCCACCTAACACTTTTTTTATGGTTTGGTTTCTTCCTGTCTGGGTATATCTATCTTCCTTTGGAAAAATAGACGCATCCTGCGCCCAGTTCCTATCAAATCCACCCCTCATCATAATTAAAGCTGTTGTATGTTTCCACGATTCTATTCGTGCCTTGGCTTGAGATGCGGATTCACCTTCTTTCTTTGGGCCTAACCCTTGACGCAGACTCCCTAAGAATATAGCTTTATGTAACTTTCTGACTAGACCCTTCTTCTCCAGTTCTTCTCTAGCACTTCCTGCTCCCCCCGCTCCAATAAGAGTACTTATATCATCTTCTGTTATTTTTAAAGGATTTTCATCAGCCCCTATAGCAGCCCACAACTCTGCTTGTACTTGTGTAGGACTAAGAGATGGTGATTTACCATTCTGTAACATTTCTAAGTTCTGAAAGTGTTGATCCATAGAATCAAAGTTATCTATAACAGCATCTAAATGAGCGTCTGAACCAAACATACCGTCACCCGTCATACCAGCCATCCACTGCCCAGCATGGCTCTCTTGATAAGCAGTTCTTACCTCTGGGTCTGGGTCATTGATAGCAGTACGAAGACCATTTAATTCAGTAGACATCGTCTCAGAAATTTTATGTGGCCCAGGTTGTTTTCTGTAGTTAACTCTGTCTGTAGTATTACATTTCAGACTTTCATACCCTATGTAAACCTGTTCATCGTCAGACTCAACATTCCACTTCTTTTTAAATTCTTTCCATGCCTTTTTACCAACATCAGGATCTTCTTTAAGGGCTGTTTTAGAAAAACCACCTTCAACTAATTCTTTTAGGCTTACTGGGGTCTCACTAAACCCTCTAGCCCCTTGGAATTTTCTAGCTTTATCTTTATCTCGAAATAAATATACTTGATCTGATAAGAACCCATTGTCCCCAGCGAGACCAAACATTTGTCCCCCACCACCAACTCTATGTATAAAGTCTGCGCCAGATTTCCGTATAGGATCCTGCCTTAAGGTCATCATTTTTCTTGCAAAGGCTTCAAAACTTGGGCCTCCGAACGCTTCCTCATATTGTTCAACCCAGGCTTTCACACCTTCCCACTCATCAGTTAAAGCCCCACCAGCTTCTAGTGCCTCATCACTTATTGCTAATACTCTCCCTATATTATCACCCCACTTCTTCCTTAATGCTACATAAGCCCTCGCTACTCGTTGTTGTATATCTTTAACCTCGCTGGGAGTTTTTTTACCTGGAGTCTCTTGATCTATGGCTAGACCCACGGTGCCTAGTAACTCATCTGCCTGTGTGACCATTAATTGTAGTTGGTCTAACTCTTCAGTAACCTCTGTGGTAGCTAAGTTAGCTTTGTGTGCTGCTGGTGTAAGCCTATATGCCTCTAGTAAATCCTCTACAGGTATTTTAGAATCCTCACTGTCATCTTTATCTAATAATTCATTATATGTGATAAAAATATCTTGAAATGCTTTTTTACTTCTACTTTTAGGTTCTGTGGTGAAAGTAATCCAATTACCCTCACCTCCAGCGTTAAAATATAGGACCTCTTTCCAGGCACCACCAGACTTCTCCCTTTGTTTAACTAATTTTAAATTATCCCTCATATAATCACGATCATCTTGAGAGATATCGGATAAGTTCTTACCAGCAATATCCATAGCCTTTATCATCGCAGTTAAAGCACCTAAAGCTTGTACTGGACTAGCTTCAACATCTTCCTTTTTTAGTATACCAGTATCTTCCCACTCCCCCCTAGAAGCATTTTCAAAAGTGTGGTTTAGCACCCCAAAGATAGAAGTTTTTAATTCTGGGTCAAAAAAGGGATTATTAGCAACCCATTTTCCCTCTGCATCTACCTCACCACCCCTACTCATTAATTGCATAAGGTGTTTTCTAGCTTCTCTTTCCTCTTCCTGAGTTAAATTCCCTGCCTTTAGGTGCTTAGATAATGTTTCATTTAGAATTCTACCCTGTTCACTATTACCAAAATAGACTCCTTCTGGTGTTGCACCCTCTCCAAATTCCCCTGCCACCGCACCCCCTCCAAAAATATATTTAGATAAAGCATTTCTATAATCTTTTAATTGTGGTGATGTTGAGCAATTACCAAAAACAAGAAGGGTGGAATTAAATTCCCACATAATTCCACCACCACAGGGTTTACCATCTCCAACTTTCTTAGCGGGGGTACTGTCAGAGGTAGTAACCTTGGGGGTAGTAGTGGTATCTGATGGCTCCTCTACTGGAGTTCCTCCTTTCCTTAATTGTAACTCTGCGGGGAACTTACTAGCCGCTTGTATACTCTGATCAATTGAAGTTACTTTTTGTCCACCTAATTGTGCGCCAGCAAGGCTACCATCTATTCCAGGAAATATAGCCTCCAGTTCCTCTATAACTTTATCTTTAATTTTCTTTTCATCGCCCTCATCTTTTAAATCACCAAAGTTTGGGGCTTCTCCTGGCTCTCTGCTTGGTTCGCCAGCCCTAGATTTACCCTCCTTTCCTGTATATTCTTTAAGTAAATCAATAGAAGCACTAAACTTCCTCTTCTTAAGGAGGGCATAACTAGTAAGTAAATCGTTAAAAAAATCCATGGTAAAAGTAAAAAACCCAACCCAACCAGAAACACAGGCTGAATTGGGTTTTAAGTCTATTTATTATAGTTAGTTATTCTAGACAGCAGTTCCTTTCTGAAGAAGGAAGTCGTAACGGAAGGTTGCGTTTACTGTATCAAATTCGTTAGTGGAGTAGTTCTTCTCTGCTTTATTAAAAGCCTTCGGATAGACTCCTCTAAGTTCAACCATGGAAACTGGCTCCATCTGCCCATTTAATTCTAAAATTTCTACCTTAGACTTAAAGGACGCAGGAGTATTTAAGAAAGTAGAGGTCATCTCGCCAGTAGTAGGATCATAAATAGTCTGGAAGTACTTGTAAAGTTGCCACCCAGTCTTAGTTTTAAGTAAGTTATCAAAGGTTACTTCAAGCTCCCCAAAGGAGGGGCGACCTGGGTAGTAAACCTTATCATTAACTCTGTTAACTTCAATATCTTCCACGGAAGCCTGTAAACCAGCAACTTGCTTCGCAGCTAATGTCAGGGGCTTACTAAACCCTATAGGAACTTCAATCTCTGCTGGAGGATAAAAAGTTATCTCCCACTGATAAGCTCTGATAGAATCTAAATCTTGGGATATTGCTGGAAGTCCCTGCGTGTTAGTGAGATCTCTGTTTAATGCTTGTGAAGCGTAATAAGAACTTTTAGCCATAATTTAATCCTTTATATCTGTGCTGCTTGGTTAGTTAGGTTAAGTTCGAAGACAACAACTTCAGCAGCCTTAGTTGGCTTCATAAGAACTTTACACCATAATTCATTTCTGTCCACTCTTATAGGAGTATTAGTAGTTTCATCACAAATCACAGCGTAATCTACAAGACCTCTTCTCCTACGAATATCATCCATAAGAGGATCTACAACACCCACAATCTTCTCCCAGGTAACAGAGTCGTTAGGTTCAAACACAAAGCGTCTAGTAGAAGCAAGCAGTATCTTTCTTACTTGAATCATAAGCCTTCTAACATTCACTCTATCCAAAGCAGTAGGATCTCGTTGAGCAGTCCTCTGCCCAAATATCATTATCCCCTGTTGAGGGAAATTGACTATTGGGTTGATAATATTTCCACCACTGTACATGGAGTCTCTATCGCCCTGGTTGACACTTATCTCCACATCGGTAGGTTTAGTCAGGGCACCACGGGAAACGCCAGCGGGGGCAAACCAGGGGTCTCCTACCTCGTCTGTGTAAGCCATCTGCCTCACAGCGTAAATAGCGGGGTCATACCAGCGATCCTTGGCAGAGAAAGTGTCATATGTTTGCACCCAGGGCCAGTATACCGCAGCATAATTACTTGCTAAAGCTCCAGTTCTTTCAGTGGACTGTCCATTGGTCCAATCTATAGCTTGTTGTACCGTATTAAGCCCATAAGGGGGTGATACAACAGCTAAAAAGTTTTGTGAATCTTGTGCCAAAGTAACAAGATTATTTTGTACATTTTCATCACTGTTTCCAGGGACTATTCCTATAGAAATATTCAAGGTATCATCATCTAGAGCAAAGATACCTGATTTACTTACACTATCTCCTATTATATCAGCATTATCTTGAGTACCATTATCTCCACCAGCTAACGGGAAAGTTCCATGAATAGGTTTTACAAATCTTGCGTTAGCGGCGATCTCCTGCGTGGGATGTATCATATTCACTGTTTGGTCTATAAAATCATTTAGATAATTATAAAAGTTTGCCATTGCTGTTACATTATAATCCGCATCTTCATACTGGAAGTATCCTTTAATATATTGAGAGATAGGATCAACGGTTCCAGTATTAATTACATCTTCTGCAAAATTAGGAGAAGATAATAAAGAAATTTTATAGGACTCCGCGACAGTCCCATTTCTATTTACTTGAACATTTACATTTTCCCCACCAGTACGGTTAACCTCCATGGAGTACCCACTAGTAGTACCATCAGATTTAATTCCTTCATTGTATCCAACTCCTGGGTAAAGACTCTTCACCTTGTAGGACAAGCTATTAGTACCCGTAGCTTTTATATCCCATCCCTGAGTTTCTACTGTCTCGGAAAGTGTAGGAGGAGCCATTCCGTTGACATTCACAGCCCCTAAAGCAGCTAGTTCTTCACCCACCGCTCTAGTAGGTGCGCTAAAAGCAGAAACGGAAAGCTTTACGCCAGATCCAGCCAAACCAGCAACAATAAAACCTCTCTCTATACCACCAGTAGGTCCAGTAGGATTCTCTACAGGATCGTAATAAGATGCCACATCAGCACCATCTAATGATCCACCAATAATCTTTTTAATGGCTAAAGCCTGATCATAACCAGTAGCAACTGTGCCAGCAGGAATATCAAACGATTTAGGAGAAGGGAATCTATTTGTTCCATCTACAGTAACCTGCACTGAGAGATAAAGATCATTACCGTCAGTCTCCCCGTAATTACCAGCCCCCACTTGGACAGCAGGACAAAGACCCAGAAGTACATTTGTTTCTGCATCAGCAGCAGTAGACCCAGAACCTCTAACAAAATATAAAGAGTTAGTAGTTTCCAGTATTTCTAAAGCACCTTCCAACCCCTGTCCAGGGATATCTTCAGTTGGTTCACCAAACATCTGTACCAACCCTTCCTGAGAAGTAATTAGGGTAGCCTTGTTAACGGGACCTTGGTTAGCGAACCCAACAATACCAACAACGGATGGATTTACTGAGGTAGGATAGTTACTTATATCCTTTTCAACAACATATACTCCAGGACTTACAAAGTTAGCCATTTTTATTATCCTTATGCGTTAGTAATCTTTAAAACTCTTCTTTTTGCTAAATTCTTAACAGTAGTGGTTAAAGCAGAGTCAGGGACAGCAATAAACTCTCTAGGCGAGAGCCATTTTCCGATAGGTCCCTTGGGACCGTTGATAAATATTTGCATTCCTGTGTAAGAATCATTTTTAATAACTTTCATAAGTATTCTCCTATCTTTATTTATCATTCACAGCGGATTTAAGTGTATTATTTTTTCAAGAAAGCCAAATCTCCGACACTACTTTCTCTATTCTTCCCGTAGAGGTAACTTTGAACCTTGGGCTAGGGATATATAGTTCAGCCTCAATAGAAAAAGATTTCCTCAAAAGTCTATCCTCCCTATCTCCATCCACTAAAGTACTACTATTACTCTCGTCCTTTAAAAAGATCTTTAAGTTATCACTAAATGGAGTAGCTATTTTCAGACTGGGGTTAAATTTAACTCTTATATTTTGTGAAATTTGATCCATGTCTTCCATATACTTTGTCCATAAGTTAACAGAATAGGTTATATTCACAGGCACATCTGATCTAGAGATTATTCTTTCTGCTCTTTGTATATCATCATTCCATTCTGTAGATTGGATTAATACATTATCATATCTCCTTCTACCCTCATCACTTTTCGCTGTAAGCTGATGCACGGTAATAATGGGAAGAATCATATTATTTTCTTGAAATTTCTTAGCTACTGCTCGTTCAGGAGCAGAATGAGTAGCCTTTACTCGTATTAACTTGTTTTCTCCATCTAGATAATGAAGCATTCCAAATGTAGAAATTAAGGATCTAATAACTTCTTTATATACAAAAGGAGACAAGGTGGCATTGTTAGTAGCTTCTTGTATGAAATTATTCCATAAAGTATTAGAACTTCTAGCATCCTCAATAGGGGGAGGGGATCCTTCTCCCCCAGTAGTGTCAGCCCTTAAAGAAACAGTACCTTCTATAGTCTCCGTGCGATCCGAAGTGTAACAGATTATCTTAACTGTACGAGTGGAACCACATCCAACGGACATATCTAAAGAAAATGCGCTATTAGATTGCCCGTCAATAGGCATATCTGTTACCGCATCAGGGTCATCAGTAGTCCAAAAAGGACCCGTCCCATAGTCACCACAACATTGGCTCTTGGGATCACAGCCAGTCTGCCCATGCCATATTTCACAAATTTCTGATATATCGTACCCATCATCCTCCTCCCAAGAAATAGCCTGTTTATAAGTACCATCCAACCCTGTTTGATCTGCTGGTCTACATAATGTCCCCACCTGGAAATTACCAACTAAGGTTGCCCCTATAGGATTACAATCTCCTCTCTTTAGCACAATATCATTACCACCAGCGAACCATAGCTGGTATTCCCAATTACCAATAATTTTTCCAGGACTATGATCTCCTGTGGTACGACTATAAGATACTGTAGGATTAATCTTCAAAGATCTATTTTTACTTTTTTCTACTGTATCAAATATAACCTCAGGAATAGTCTTCCCTGTATATACATCTTCTCTAATCGTCAATGTTTATATACCCCCCTAGATCAGGACTTCTATCGGGTACATCATCATTAAACATTTCCTGAGTATCACGAAGAAGTCTAGCGGAGCAAGCCATATGGTAAACCCCATACAATTCAAAGCTATCCTCTTGAACCTCATACACTTCGTATTTCTGGTTCTGAAACCTAGGCTGGATAATATCACCCGCCTTGGGCCTTTCATGTATACGCTGCTCTATATAAGATTTATTAAATATAAAAATCTGTTCATTTTTAAGTTCTAACCCAAATTCCGATAGGGTTTCCTCTAACACTGTAGGATTATAGTGACCATACACAAGAATAGGTTCTACATCTATAACTTTATTCCTAGTTTCCATATAAGTTTCATCATAATCTTCATTCATTCGAAACTTAAAATAAAATAACTCAGAACCACCTAGTCTGATGATCTCGTCATCAACCAAATTAAATAAGTTAATATCATTATTGGTTTGATCAAATAAACTAAGCTCTGTGCCCCCCAGAAGTTCTGGGAGGGGAGGCATNGGTGTGGTTACTTTATAGTTTTTAGACATTAGTAGGTAGTAAACTTCGGAGGTTCTTCAATCTCTGTTATTAATTCTTGATGAAGTTTTTCTTTATCTTGATTACCCTCTTGTATTAATGCTTGTCCATTCATTTGGGCTCCCCCAGCAGGACCAGGAATTACAGCATACTTACTTCTTATCTCTCCAAGCAATACTTTGGCACAGGCTAAAGTATATTTTTGGATCCAGTTAATATATGCAGGGGGCATACTTGTACTATCAAAAGCTCTATATTGTACTATAACTTCTTCTGGAGTAACAGAGGGGGGCGGGTAAAGCTGAAGATATTTACCTCCTATAATATCCCAAGTACCATCTTGACCAAGTATCTTCCTGGTCATCTCCATAGTAGATTGGAGAAGGTAGTAATCTCCAATACTAAAGTTATTAAAAAGATAATTGTCTTGAAAGTATTTTAGAAAAAAGTCAAATTCAAGTGTCCCTGCCTGAGACTGAATGCTTAATAAAGTTTTCTTATATACTACATTAAAGACACTTTTAAGAATCCAAGGGGGCAAAGCATACATATTAACTCCAGCCGAAGCATCAAATACTACCATTTGATTAGCCCAGGCAGGAGCATGGTAGTCTAACTTAGTAATAGACTCGTCTATACAAGTTTTAATTTGGTAAGGGGTAAGCTCTACTCTAACAATAGGATGCCCCATTCTAGCTAGAACAAAACTATTAATTATTTCTTCAAAACTATTAAACTCAACTCCCCCCGCCTCAGTAGTTTTATTAAGGCTATCAGGATCAATTAGGCCCTGTGGCCTATTATCAAGCATATTATTAGAAGTGGGGATTTTAGCTCCCGAGTTCCCCCATCCCTTCATTATCGGGCTTCCTATCATTGCCATTATCTATAGTCTCCTTGGGCTTTTTCTTAGTATACTTTCTCTTAGTCTTGTTCTCTTTAATGTTTTCATTAACAAGTTTTAAATATGGATGATCTATGCTTACACTAGATGATATAGTTTGTTGAGGTCTTATCTCAAGTATATCAGAGCCAGAATAAACTAACATCTTAAATCTGCATGTGCTTTTGTAAGTATACATTTCCTATATTATATAGCCTTAAAAGAAAAATAGGGTGGAGAGTTTTTCATCTCCACCCCATGTTAATTATTTGCTACGGAGTTATTTAGACATCACTAGCAGCATTCTGTGTCCATCCACCAAGTAGACCATTAGTACCCGCAAAGCGAATAATGCGATAGAATCTAGACTCAGGCGTAATAGCAGCTTTGCCATAACGAGTGATCAGACCCTTTCTGGGCTGGAAGGTGTTGGGATCAACGACTTTCGGCAGACCTTGGAGAGGAATGTACGGAGCGTACACATAACCAGCATCCATGGGACTAGAACCTTTGTACCCCATAAGGATTTCGTCCTCTGGGTACAGTGGATCAACATAAAGATCATAGCGACCCATAAACTTACCAACATGAGAAATACCATTCTTACCCATGTTAGTAGGACCATCAGCACGATCAATACCACCTTGCAGTTTAGCAGAAGACTCAAGAAGAGACGCAACTACAGGAGCGCAAAGAAGCCAATTGCCAGGACCACGGTGAGTAGACTTATAAATATCCTGTGAAGCAATGTTAATCAAAGCCAGCAAGTTAGCATAAGTATCGCCAATATGACGAGGAGCAAAGTTCAAAGCAGAGCTACCCCAATCAATAAGGAAAACATTTTTCGTGGAATCTCCACTTACATTCCCTGGCATGGTTCCGTTATTTTGGAAATCCCCAAAATCAGAATCATTAAAAGTTTCTGCATTTGTCGTATTACCAAATCCTCCGAAGTTATTAGAGTTGCCCCAATCAAGGTTAGATCTGTTAAAGGGAGACAAAGCACCCGTAACATCATAAGCAATCATGCGAAGATCTTCGATAAGTTCACGGTCAATTTCAAGGCGAAGTTCAGAACTAAGAAGCTCAGTAAGTTCGCGTTCAAGATCCATGTTGTGATAAGCCTTAAGGTCTTGAGAAGCCTCAAGAGTCCAAAGGGCTCTCATCTTACGGGTACGAGCGACAACAGGCTGTTGCTCGATGTGGAAGGTCATGTCGGGAATACCAGTACCCGTCAGAAGCTCGCCAGCACTCATGGAGAATCCCCAAGTAGCCATCGGGTTAGCTACCGAGGAAGCTGGGAAGTTGGCAATTTGACCACCGTATGTAGCCGAAGGATGCCCAGCCTGTGTACCAGTAACGTTCAAATCTGCTACAGTGTATTCTGGGTTTCTGTTAGTCCACATATCTTCACCAGGACCACCTATAGCAGAGGTTTGCATCCCACCCCAAGTAAGGTTATACTTACTATAGAGAGTTCTAGTATTCGTACTGTCAGTTCTATCAGAACCAAGGTAGAAAATTTGTGAGACTGGGCCGCTCATTGGTTGAACGCCACATAGCTTATTAGCAATCAGTTCAGGGAAGACTCTACGAACAAGAGGGAATGCGAACTTCTGGAAAGTACCAAGCGATTGAGTAGTAGTCGTAGCTTCATCGAGCTTTTCAGACACAATAGCTTTCGCTTGGTTTTCAAGAAGTTGAGCAGTAACTCTCTTAGTGTAGGAATCCTCGATATCCTCCAAAACGGGAGACCACTTCTCTAAAGTGGCACTATCCGCTCCAGGTTCCATAATTTCAGTATCAATCATAGGAATATTCCTTATCAGTTTTTAGTGTTAGGCATGAAAGCCATAACATCTTCAGTTAAGAACGGATTCCCTTTAGTAAAGTTGGGCTGCTCGTCCTCCACAGGTGCATCCACATTTTCAGTAATAACAATAGCTTTCTCGGTGGACTCGAAATTACTACCTAACTCTTCTTCAAGGGTCTTGTTGGACTCCTGAAGTTGAACAACTCC